CAAGAAGAATAAGCCCCCATAGGCTGGCCTACTGCATAAAGACGGGATAACCAGGGTCCATCCGGACGGAGTCCCTCTTCCACACTCCATACAGAATCTCTGTCCCACCACTTACGGGCGGTAAGGAGATGCTTCCAGAGAGTTGCCTCCTCAAATCCAATGATATGAGAGAGGAGCTCCTGGTACAGGTGCACTGGTATTCTATCAGTCGCAGCAGACAAGTCATATGAGTAAACGGTGAAACCCTCACCATGCTCACCCAACCTTAAAAGGATCGAATCCTTAAGGCGGGATACACAGGCTTCCTGGTCAAAGGTACCGTCTTGAGGGATTGTACGTAGAATATCAAACACAAGGTTATGGACGGGCCTCAAAAGAAGCTGCGTCCAATAATCTGTGATTGCTACAATACGCACTTTCCCGGCAGGCTCCTCGATACGATGGAGCCTACTAAGCCAAGAGGTAACCCCAGACAGCGCGGTCCATGAGGGAAAGAGTATCCAATGGACAATGGCAAAGAACCTGATCTGCATCCCGAACCAGATTCTGTACCAATGACCATAGACTGCATTAGCGTATTCCCTCTGGAAAAGACGGATAGTTTGGTGTTCACCCGAGACCAGCGAGGCTGCATCTCGGATGGCACTTACACTACCCATCATCCCATGAGGGCCTACACTAGTGCTTAACCAAAGTCGGGGTCTTTTAAGTTTCCCTATCTGCAGATGGCCTAAGAAACGCTCCACAGTGTCGGAAAAACCAAGCAGATGGTCACTCTCTCCAGAGTAACCACCTGTAATGGTCTCCACCTTGACTTTAGGAGGGACGACAAGTCCCCGATAAAGCCCGAGGAGTGTCAGGGTAAGCATAATACCTACCCTGTCACCACTGCGGATCCGCTTCCTAAGGTCCGCCGGCAAGAAAGAAGGTAAACCCTTTCTTAAACCGACGAACGGCGGACTAATGGTATTGCTAAGAGTCTCACCGGAACAATAATGTTCAACCACCCTCTTGCATTCTTTAAGATACAAGACGGTGAATTGAGCACCATTGTGCCGGTAGAGGGAGCGTATTGACCGACCGAGGTCGGACAATGCGCCCACACCAAATAGGAGTACCAAGAAGTCAGTTAACTTCTTGATACCTCCTCCGGTAGTTAACCAGTTGTTTACTTGATTTAACATAAAGTTAGATTAAGAGCAATTTGTCACTCCCTCTAGTGACTTAATGGTTAGCTGCTGTGGAAAGCGTTCCACTGTTATAAGGGCGACATCCCTTACGCAGGCCACCAAGCCACGTCAAGGGGACGTGGTCTGGAGGTCGGTACCGAACCGGTCGCGGGAGGGGGCCAGAGGACACTTGACGTGAGATATACGGAATCTAAACCGCCAAGGCTTAACCGGGGGCCCATCGCGACGCGCCTCAGCACCTGAGGCG